CTCGCTGACAAAATCCCGCCCGCTAAGAGTAATGTAGGCCGGTTGTTCGTTGATATCCTGCAGTTGCGCACTGTCGAGTTCGTGATCTCGTTCGTCAAAGTTTTTAAAGTCTGTCGGATCCTTCTTCCCTGACTTGATGCTGTTAAATTCGCGTTTGCTAATCGCTATCGTCTTGCAAGTCGCCCTGGCGGGGTACTGTGCGTCGATATGCCAGTCTTTCGAATTGTTTTCCGCGGAATTTTCGGCTTCGTCTTCCGTGTCGCCGCTCCCATAGCCCCAGATCACAAATTTGACGCCATCGAATCCGACGCACGCTGAGTAGGCTGAATGTAGAAGCTCTGTATTGTTCATGCTTTAGTATACACCGTCAGCATCGTATATCTACCCTTTCCCGAGCTTTTTTTTAAAAATAAATTGCTCCCAGATTTGCACGACTAAAGCGCTACCGATCCGCGTCGTTGTTGTGGTTGTGTGCCGTGCTCCATTTTGGCTCGCCGCATCCGCCCTTTCCGGGATCGTATAGTTTGCGGCTTTCCCATAAAGAATCACTCAGCGCTAACACCGCAGTACGCTGAAGCTGCTCTAACTCGATGGGATTAACAATATATCAGCATATCGCCGAGACGGCCCGCTGCGGGGTCGCCTCGGTGAGTCCGGCTGGTTTATTCTATTTATTTCCTATGAACGCGGGATCTCCAAGCCGGGTCAAGTATAGCTGCCACTCCTCAGCGATACATTCCCAAATGCTGTTCTCCAATACACGTCCCGACGCGGCTACATAATGCCCCCCCGCCAGACCCGGGGGATACGTGCTGACATCAAATTCGAGTTCTGGAAAGTCTCTTCGTAGCCGCGCTTCTACCGCAGCGACCCAATAAATTATAGTTGAAATGTCTCGCCTTGATTCGCTGACAAAATCCCGCCCGCTAAGAGTAATGTAGGCCGGTTGTTCGTTGATATCCTGCAGTTGCGCACTGTCGAGTTCGTGATCTCGTTCGTCAAAGTTTTCAAGGTCGGCCGGATCCTTGTTCCCTGCCTTGATGCTGTTAAATTCGCGTTTGCTAATCGCTATCGTCGTGCAAGTCGCTCTAACTGGGTACTGTGCGTCTATATGCCAATCTTTCGAGTTGTCTTCCGCAGAATTTTCGGCTTCGTCTGCCGTGTCGCCGCTCCCGCAGCCCCAGATCACAAATTTGACGCCATCGGATCCCACGCGTGCTGCATATTCTGTGTTGCTCATGTCTCAGTATACACCGTCCGCATTGTATATCTACCCTTTCCCGTGCTTTTTTTGAAAATAAATTCGTCCGCCTTTGCCTTCGCCTTTGCCTTCGCCTTTGCCTTCGCCGCATCCACCACCGCTGCAGCACGCTGGGCCGCCGCCCGTTTGGCCCGTTCTGGCTTTGCTGGCCTTTCCTGAATAGCTTGTGCCTTTATTGCCAGGGCCTTGCTGCTTGAGCGCTCCTGTGACTTGGCCTGTGCCTGTGCCTGTGCCTGTGCCTTGGCCTGTGCCTTGGCCTGCGCCCTGAGCTCTGTTTCCTTGCTCTCCGTCAGTCTGCGGAGGTCTGCCCGCTGCCGGAGGCCCTCTTTCTTGAGCTTGTGAGGGTCGACCGGTTGCCCGTGGTCCCGCGCTGCCGGTGCTGCTGCCTGCGCTGCCTCTGCTGCCTCCGAAGGAGGCACGGGCCTGGATCCGGCAGTTTCTGGCCATGCCATCCGCCACGGGATCACGGTCTCACGGTCATTGGGCCGCGCCGGCGGATGCAAGTAGCTCCGCCCTGCCCCGTCGAGAAAATTCTCCCCGGGTTTGCGAATTTGGCCGTGAACGGCGATAGAATCAAAAGCCGTCCGGTTATCAAACGTTGCCAGGATTTTTTTATGTATGTCAGGGAAATCAACTGCTTGCATCAGTGCGACGGTTCTAAATGACGTCTTGTTGTATGCGTATGCAGTCTCTGTCCTAACAATGCGTTCTGCCCAGTACTGCTTTCGCATGTACCCCGTTGGCTTTGGGAAGTAGTTGGGTTCATTTTGAGCCATCTGGTCCGCATTTATGCCGCCTTTGCCCCCGTTTGAGACCAGCCTGCTGATGACTTCGCGGTTTGTCATTCCGGCCATAAACCCACGCTGCATGACCTGCTCAAATTGCCGGACCATTGCCTTGGAGTACCGTTCCACGCTGCTCTCATTCCGCGCCAGCATGGAACTTTCAATCCCGCTAAAATGAGGGTCAAACACCCCTGCTTGCTCAATATTCAGTGGTTTGGTGATCCCCGTAAACTCCGCTTCTAGTCTCTTAGCGATCCCAACTGTCTCAGTGAACGCCTTTCCAATCGCCTTCCTAGCTCCGTTGTGAGTCAACCCGAGCAGGCGCTGCCCAACATATGCCTGCACCAGCTTGACCTGTTCCAGACTCAACCTGGCCGCCTCTTCTGTATACTTACCAGAGGGGCCTCCATGCGCTTTCTGTATGCGACTCAACCGGGCCGTCAAATCCGCATCCGCCCCCGAAAGCAGGGCGGCCAACTGTGGCACACCGACCACGTATGCTTTGTCCGCTCGCGCAATTGAGGCCTCAATTGCTATGTTGGCCCGGTCCTTAGTCACTGCCATTCGCCTGCCCGATTAAAACCACGGAGATACCCACGAACGTACCGAAAACCACTCCGAGCATAAACGTCTCAAATATCAGCATTTCCAAAACCTTCCCTGCTACCTGGAATATACGCAAGTCCGGCCCGCCGCAAGGTTTACGCTCCAGCCGGTCTAATAACTCGGTTCACTCTCGCCTTCGTTGTCGCCTTCGTTGTCGCCCTCGTTGTCGCCCTCGTTCCCGGGTGGCGGTGCGACCTGGTCGCGGCCCATTAGGCCCATGTCAGGAGCCTCCAGCATTTTTTGAAGCTGATGCTCTGCTTCAATGTCAACGAGCTCTTGGTCTACGTCACCGACAGAATATAGGCCGGCAATCGCTTTTGTGGCTGTAGTTGGCGAAATAAGCACACCGCGGGCTTTTAATGTCGCGTCTACAATGACCCCTATGTCTTGGGGGGTAGGCCTGAAGTATGACGGCCATTTCAAAGTTATCCGTTCCGACGTTCCGGGAGTCCGCTCTGCTGGGGTGACTATTTGCGTTTTGCTGCCGTCATCGTCGATATATGACACGTCCATTCTCGGCTCAAGCTTGACCACGGCGCGCTCTTGGATGCGCCTTCCGTCGCCAGTTACCGTTACGGGGCCGGGCTCGGCTCCGTCCGCCAGCCGCGCGGCTCTTAGCATCCCTTTTAGGATTGGGATAACACCCCGCTGGCCGTATTGCGTCCGGAGCTTGTCGCATTGGTTTACCATGGGCTGATACAAAAGGCGCATGGCCGCGCCGCTCCGTGCCGCTCCGGATAGGGTGCTTGGATCTGCAACAACGACGCCCGACACATCTAGACAATACTGTATCAACCCATCTGCCAGTTTTTTTGCGGTATCTACCGCGGTTCCTGAGAGCTCTAAATATTCAGCTCCTCCCGCTGAGTAGATGGCATTTTCGGACCCTTTGCGGATTGATCCCGTGTTCACGGATGGGTCCTGCCGGATCACAAGGGTTGGATCAACGTTTGCAATTGTGCCCTTCAGTGTTGCGCTGACCAGGATGTTGATTTCATCAAAGTTTTCTTGCAAGCCCTCCGTGTCGCAAATCCCGTCTTCTTGATCTGAGTCCGGCAAGTTTTGGATCCAATACACAGGGCATTCCCCGTAATTGTGATCAACCCTGTAGCTTGGTACGCCGTGCACCCACGCGTTGCCAGTTGCCAAGTCAGCGGGTATCTGGTCCCAGACTGTCTCGCTTGTCTCAGTCCAGAGCCGGACGAAGAAGACCTGGGTTTTTTTGAATACCCCGTCAATAAGCACGTTTTTATAATAACGGAATGCTTTCAAAGCGACCGCTGGCCTTAACTCGTACCTGTCCGCCCATTTCAGCACGTGGACATGCCTGGACCTGTGGCACTGAATACGGGGCTTGCCATCAATGAACGCGAACGAGAGAACTGCAGTCCCTGACGCGCCGCCTTTATCACGCGCTTCAATCACCAGAGATTTTAGGGACGATTCTTCTACCAGTGCGTTAACGTAGTCTTCTGCCTCTCTATCGCCCTCGACTGAGACGGTCGGGAATGAATCCTCCCCTAGCAGCATAGCCGTCAGGCGGGTGGTGATGAGGCGGGAAAGCTCCATCTTGAATGCCGGGCGCCGCTGCCGCATCGGGACAAAACAGCCGGGACTAACGTCCGCAGCATCAGCGTAGCCCTGAACATAGTTGCCGTCCCAGTTGAATTTTTTGGAATCGTACTGCCTGCCGCTGTGATACGCATCCAGCCGCTCTAGGCCTGCGCACCGCTCAGAGTCACAAAGTGCGGCCAGATTTATGCCTGCAATTTCGCCAATTTCGTCCATTACCGCCTCCGCTCAAGCTTTTTCCGCTGCAACATGTGCTGATCAACTGTCTGCCGGTTGTTGCTCATCTCCTCAGACCTGTCCTTGACAGTATTTAGGCGGTTAGCCCGCCAGGCGTCACTCAAGCCCGCCAGGGCCGCGTGGGGGTCCTCCGTCTTGCTTAGTAGCCCCGGCAACACCTTGACCACAAACGCGACGATCTCCAAAACCAATGCTGGGTCCATCAGAGCCCCTCAACCGTTTGCTGTAGATTGCTCCAGCTTTTCTGTAGGTCGTCCGCCGCTGCTTGAAGTTCCGCCGCCGCCTTAGCGGGGTCCCCTCCCTTGCCTGCGTCAATGTTCATAAACGTCCGGTCCGCCACGTCCACCGCGTCGGCTGCCACCGCCACCGCTTTCATCAGGCCATCACATGCTCTTCGTATCATCAAAAGTTGCGCCTCAGCCGTGGCTAGGTCTGGCAGTGCGCTAGCTGCCTGCTCCCCGAGCTTGCACATCCGAACCCCGTTCCGGCTAATGCGGTCGGCTGTTAACGCTAGAGAATCGACCGTCCTGGCGAGGCTTTCCACGCGCCCGATTGCGCGGCTCCCTGGCGGATGCTCACCGCAACCGAGCGCCAGAGGAAGGGCCATCATGGCCAATGCCACCCCGGCAAACTTCATACTGCTACCGGCACCACGGCAAAAAGAACGCTGGCATTTGCCGCCAGCCCCGTTGTTGGGCGTATGTAGTATTTCCCGGCGGGCAGGACAGTTAAAAGGGATGCGCTCCCCAAAAATGATAGGGCTCCAGATGCCACAATTGCGACCGTCCCCACCGAGAACCACTGCAGTGCCGAGTTAGCAACCTGTGACTGGGTGCCAAATGGCTCCGGGATGATTTCTGCGCACCCGTAGATTTCCACGTTCATCGGGCCGGCCCCTGGGGAACATATCAACGCCAAGTTAAAAGGGGACATCTCCTCCGTGAGCACCTGCGCCACATTTGACGCGGGAATGTTCTGCGGAGTCGTCAATGGGTCGGCTCCCAGTGTAACCGCGGGAATTTTCTGGAATAGCATGTCCCAACTTTAGCATGTCCCACATTGAAAATGTAAGCAAATTGGGCAATCAGCTCCTGCCGCCTGTGTTAGTTACCCTTCAAAATGGGGGGGCTCACTGGGGGAAGGGGGAGAGTTTAGGATGCTTGCGAGGCTGGATATGAATTCCGCTGCGTCACTGGGGTGGTAAATCGTCCAGCATAGACCTAAAAACACCAGTTTAATGGGATACTGGCCTGGATCGCTCAGGAGCTCATCAAATCGCCACCGGAGCGCAGCAACCACCATGCGGAGCTGTTCCGCGTTGCCTGTTGGTATTGTTGGGCCTCTCACCGGTTCTGCATTCCGATGTTAGTAACTAGCACCCTCGCCCCGTGCTTGCGTGCGACTTCCCTAGCCACCCAGGATGCCATCAGCCGATCCCCTGTGTGGGCCTCGGGTGAGTAGTTGAGCATCTCAGCGAACCAGGACCTGGCCTCCGGGTCGATTGTCTCTCCGCTTGGCCCGCTAGGGACCACCCACATTTCGTTTCGCAGTTCTACCGCCAGACTCTCCACCCCGAACTCCGCATGATGCTTATTCCCGCCTGTGTTGAGCCCGATGACCGGGACCCTCCCCTGGGCCATTTGAATCAAGAACTTCTGGGCTCCATTTGATTCCACCGCGATTGTAGATCCAAACCGCATAGATATGCTCACCAGCTTGTCTATTATCTCGGGAGCCGTCCACCTCCCCGACAACACCTCACAAACGATGCGCCGCCCTGTGTCATCGATCGCAATCGTGAAAAAACAGGTCAATGCGCTGCTTGTTTTATCACCAATTCCGAGGTCCACCCCGGTAAATGTCCGGAGAAGCCTAACCCCACCCTGGGCCTTGGGGGCCGTGGCACACATCGCGCGCCCCTTCCCGAGCTCCTTAGCCCTTTCCAGCCACCCAGAATTGAAACGCCCGCTGGCGTCCAGCCGAGTGCGGCAAAGGTACTTTCTCAAGAACACATGCGCTGAAATGTTCTGCGCCCGGTCGATCAAGCGCTCCCTGGGCCACTGCTCAGGCCAAAGCGGCACCCAGGCGCTCTGTGGCTCGTCTGGGTTTAATACTGCGGAATACACTAGCGACACGAACCCGGGCCGAACTGCAAGTATGTGCAAAAGGTCCTCCGGGTCCCACGGGGTCCCAATGACAAAGATCTTACACCCTTCTGTTGCACGGGTCATGACCGTAGTGTCAAACCATTCGATCAGCTTTTTCCGCTGCTCTGGGGTCCTGGAATTCTCGAAATCCACGACGTCATCAACAATAATAACGTCAAGTCGCGATCCAACAAGGGGACCATACGCTCCGCATGTCTGTACTGTCGGGTCCCGGGCGATCGTTGCCCGCTTGACTGTAATCGCGTCGTTATTCCACGGAACAGCTGCCCCCTCAGCCCTCGCCAGCCCCGGGAAGACCTCTCTGACCAGGGGGTTCTCCTCGATTTGCTGCTTTATTGCGCGCAAAATCTTGGCGGCCATGTCCGCGGTGTTAGAGATGATAGCTACGCGTCGGTTCGGGTCTTGACCGATTAGGTGCACGGTCTTTGCAACCGCAACTTGTTGAGTTTTGGCATGCTCAACGGGCGCCTGCAGCACTACCATGTCATTTTTGCTTAGAGCGTCCTGCCATTCTCGATGAAATGGGGCGTTATGTAGCCGCCGCCCGTCGCGTTCATGAGAAAACGCTAGCTCAATAAAATCAGCGGTGCTTTCCCGCGCTCGCATCAGTTGCGCCGCTCGCTTTGCTCTGGCCCTCTCCAAAAGGGCCCCAGCTTCGGCGTTCACGCTTCGAACTCGTCTAGCGTCTCCTTAGCCTTAGCCTTAGCATCAGCCAGCGCCATTTTGCTCCCTGGTGTATCAACCGCTTCCAGGAGCTCCCTGAGCACTGCGAGAGGGGTATCAAGGCGGGACACGATAGTCCAGTGATATCGTAGGGCATCAACCCCCGCATCTAGGGCGCTTATTTCAGCCTTGTCATATGCCAAGCTGGCCTCCGTCCCGCGCTGGCTTTCCAGCCGGCTGACCAACTCGTCTCGCCTGCGCTCAAGTGTCCGCAGTTTTTTTGCTAACCCAGTGATTTCTGGGGGGCTGGTGTCATCGCTCATTTTTTCGCTTTCTCAGTAAATCCAAGGGGCTCGCCCCCGGCGTATTTGTAACATCTTGGCCCGTAACGTCAATTATCGGCATTGGCTCTGGCTCTGACGAGCTGTTTCGTCCCGTTTCGTCCCGTACCACCACACCGTCCGCCGGCCAATGGCCGGTCTGGGCATAGTATTCAAGCTCTTCTGGGCCGCGCCCTTCGCCAAATTCAGCCTTGACCGTGTGC